CCGTAATAGACCTCGTCTATGAGGTACGTATTGGTGTTTCATACGTGTTAAAGCGTCGTGAAACGTGGAGGTGAGGAATAGGTAGTCAATGCCTGTACTAGATTTGGAGAGAATGTCTCGGCCACGACAGGGGCCGTAGGGTGGTGCGTTCCACCACCCGAGAGAATGCGTTTGCAGTACTGAAAAAGAACCACTCGTAGAATCGTTACATTGCGATCTCCATTACTTTGACTACTGAATATCTCAATGAAGCTTTCTGCCTACTTTCCCGCGAGTTCTATCTTGGGTGAAGGGTCGTTGTACGACGCTCCCACCCCTGGATGGAAACGCCTTTCTGTCGCCTGCCAGCACACTGTGTCTGGCACTGTCGCCGGCCGCGATGTTAGCGGTTCGGCCCCGATCCAGTACAACCTGGACTTTCGCCCGGACGTCGATCTGGGCAACGTATCGGACCTGTCCTCGAACCGCATGCTCGCATTGCAAACTCGCGATGTCGTGAAGGCGCGTGTTGAGAAGTTGCGTGCTCGTCTTCCTTATGACGTCAGCACCACCTCGCCCGGTTACGCGGACTTCCGTGCCTTAACGGCCGTCATTGCGGCAGCCGAGGCAGCAGGAGCGGCTCGCCGTCCCGTCACGTACTCGCGTTCGACTGCAGAGTACGCTACTGTCCCGACTGGGTATCGCGAGCCGAAGTTGGGCGATTTGTACGTCGGCCCCTCTTTGTGTCGTACGGCAAGAGAGTTTGTGACTTTCTTGAAGTTGTGCGGCCAGGCAGGAGTTAAGCGCGTTTTTATCTTGTCGGACACCACGATGACTCCGGAGGCTGTGCCTCTCGAGGGTCAGGGCCTTGCTGTTTTTTGTGCGCGTGTGAGAGCACACATTCAGAGAGAGGTGAACGACCTCGCTGCTTACGGCGCTCACGAGTTGGCAGCAGTTGTTGGGGTGACTCAAGTGATGAGCTTGAACGGTCACTCGGATGAAGGCGGCTGGCTACGCGGGCTGTTGAAGTCTGCTAGCTACCCGCCCTCAACTGGTATCCTTGCTTGCACAGGTTCGGAGTTTAACGGTATCCCACTGCAAGAGAACATCCATAAGGAGGACATATTGACGAAGGTTGTGGCCGAGTACCTCAGTACGATCGCGCTCGCACACGTGTCGGACGTCGTTGTCAACGGGCGCACGACTGTGTATGAGCGCGGTATGCTTGAAGACCCAACAATCAACGCGTACGGCACTTTCGCGTCGGACATCGACGAAGTGGTACGCGAGTGGACTGTCCAGATCTGCATGCGTGATGACATGCATATAGACGCAGTCACGGATGGGTCGGCGTTTACACGCAAACTCAATCGTGATCTTCACGACCGCCATTTTGAAAACTGCGAGACGATCGCACCTTGGTGGTGGGTCGAAACAGCTCCGCTTCTCACGCGTGAGATTGACGGGTACGAAGTACCTGCACTACGCAGTAAGAACGTCGAACTAAAGTTGTTCAACTGTGGCGCTGTGTCGCACGACTCGCCAACCTTGGATAAGAAAGGGCGAGTCGTACCAGGTGCGACAGTATCGTATGAGCGTGATTCAGGCGAAATGCGCATGGAAGGAGCATCGTACCTTTTCAACACGCGTTACGTCGAAGATGAATCGCTCGCACGATTCAAGTTCAACGGACACGGACGTACTGGCGCTGCCGACTTCTTGTTCGGGAACGTAAGCGCAAGTGACTTGGACGGTTTGCGTTGGAAGACACCACATAACCCGTTGCCACATCCGCTCGAAGGTTTGACTGAAGTACCGGTGCATCTGGACTCGTTGTCTGTGGATTGGGCAACGGACCCTACCCCGCAGGATATTGCGACAGGAAAAGTTGAGTCACAGCTAGGCCTATTCTACGTAGTTACGCACTCGAGTGCAGAGAAGCGTACAACATTTAGAACATGCCCTCGAGGCCTACGCCGCGCACTTAAGCTTGCAAGTCCTCACTTCCAGCGACTCTACCGTATCGAGGTGAAAAGTGGGCCGAGCAAGGTACCAAGCGGACCCCCAGTCACAACTGGTAACGCTGCGCCACTTACAACCATAGAGTCGAATGATGATGACAGTGTCTTATCCACACCGCCTCTTCCGGAGGATAAACCGCCTACGAAGGAAACTGTGAGTGAGGATGGAATCAAAGGAGATCCATCCGGCGAAAGTGATCTAGTTAGTAGCACCAAACTGAGCACAGAGAAAGTAAAAGCTACAGACCCGCTAAGCCGTCCCAAGCAGCCATACACACATAAAGAAATTGTGAAAAATAGCGCAAATGAAGGAGGCTCGGCGGCTCCCGTCTAGTGTGGCAAGCCGCCTGTCGAGTAAGTGTTCTACACTACGTGAGGCAGAGATCTGCGTCAGTCTGACTCGGCAGGTGAACGGTGTAGTTGACGCGTTGTATGTTGCTGATAACATTTTTCATATACCAGTACAGGTGTGTGGGGATGGTATCAGTTTTGATGATTTGTTAAAGTATTTAGTGGATGTGAAGGCAAGCCGTGAGACGCTTACGCACAATAAAGGAGTGGTAAGAGGGTCACGGAAGAAGAAGCGAAGGGCAGTATGGGCGAAGGGCGAATTGTTTCGGCATTATGAAGGTCTGCAGAAGCGATACGCGAAGGAAATGAGTGAAGTGCCACGCGATGAGTGTGTGAGTCCGGACGTGGATTGGGAAGCACTGAGTGAAGGAACGTGGTGGTACGGAAAGGGTGAAGACCTTGATATTTTCCCGGAGCGGTTTGGCGCCCCAGGTCAAAAAACTAACATCAGGTTCAAAAGGTTGTGGCGTGATGTGTGTCAGTATTATAGCGGTGTGGCGTATGTTGTAGGCCGCAACGAGATGATCTTGAAAGGGATGTCACATGATGAAGCATGTGGTTGGCTGATGTGGATGTGTGCGACACAGGACATCTTAGGAGTAGCATCGATTGCATTTACAGCTGTATTTGGTCAGCATCAGAAATTTCTGAAGTTGTTAAACACGGCAGTGAAAGCTTTCGGCTTACAGAGAGCACCGTGGGGGTGCTCGGTGGCGGAGCTTACGACCCTCATTGGACGTGGGGTAGGGCAAGTAAGCCCGGACGAGGACGTAAGGACGCGTATTAACCTCGCAGACTTCTTAGCGGAGAAGGCTGCTGTGTGTGATGATAGGCGCCTACGAGCTTGTATTAGGGAAGTACTCAATAGTGAGATGAGTACCAAACCTGTTTGGGGGACGAAAGAGGAGTACTGGACAAGACGGTGGCTCTTCACTAAGTCAGGATCTCACAGTAGGTCGTCGGAAGAACGCTGGTTTGGCGAGCGTCTCGACTTACCGCCTTTGGCGACTCGCAGGGAGTTCGCCGAGAGTGCGAAAGAGTGCATGGTAGCTTTCGGTGAACCGCGTGTCGATGCGGGTTTTAGCTGGAAAGAGGAGCACGGTAAAAGGAGGGCGATATATGGGTGTGATACAGGTAGTTACTACACTTTTGACTACTTACTCAGACCCATTGAGGCGGTGTGGCGCAACAACCGAGTATTGATGAATCCGGGGGTTGAGACGCAAGCGCAGCGGTATCGCCGCCTTGCAGCAAAAGGCGGGTATAGATATATGCTCGACTTCGATGACTACAATAGCCAACACACATTAACGGCTATGCGGATGGTCATTGAGGAAGCGTGTGCGGGCGCGCCTAAGGAGGCTTTTGATTGGGCTGTCGCATCATGGGACAACATGTATGTACACTGGATCAACAGTCAGGGGCTGCAGGAGGAGAAAATGGTCGGCACATTGCCAAGTGGGCATCGTGCGACCACGTTTGTCAACACGATCCTGAACGCGGCGTACTGTAAGTACGCCAGCAGGAACGGGATGACCGGGCTAGATGGATATCATTGTGGAGATGATGTCATCGTGTTCGGGGACGAAGACGTCATGTCAGAGTTCGTGTTAGACATATGTAACTCACCGTTCAGAGTGAACCCAGCGAAGCAGAGCGTGGGGAGATTCTGTGGTGAGTTCTTACGAGTAGCGTTTGACGAGACTCGTGCGAGTGGATATGGTGCACGTAGCATCAGTGCGACGGTAAGCGGCAACTGGACGACAGACAACCGCCTTGACAAAACATCGTACGTCGATACTATGCTACGCAATCTATGGACATTGTGCTCCCGGTTCAGATCGGATCGGTTGGGAGTACTGGGTTTGACCAACCTACGTAAAAAGGTGCCTGAGGTAGCGACTTGGGCGTACGACTTGGTAACGCACTCTGTGAGCTGGAACGGTTCGCCAGTGGCGAATCTTAAAACAGGTTCCCCTGTTTTTATTCTACGCTCAGAGGGAGGACGTGCTGCACCACAACCGGAAAGGTTGAGTGAAACCTACGCCACACAAGACATGATCGACAATCACATCGATTTTGCTCTAATGGAGGAGGCGGGTATCACAGCAGGCCAGGTGAAATCTGTTATGGCAGCGGCGTCGGGCAAACCGCGTAGCTATGACAAAGAGTCAGAAATGAAGATCACAGTCGAATCCTCTAATAGTTGGCACATGTATTCATATAGCACTGTTGCAAGTATGGATGAACGTGTCGATGTGAGTGAGACGGAGGCGCTCAACGTTCTGACCCGAATGTTTACGAAAGTGGACTGGCAATCGATTGCAAGATCAATCAGGCCAGACTTACTAGTAGGACCAGTCGGGGGTGCAGTTAGCCCCTGGCCCGTAGTTAACGACTACGAACTGCCTTACTCTGATTGCATGGCAATACGACGACAAACATCAATGACTGTTGGTCTAGTCGTAATGTATCCAGTCAGGGTTTAGTCATCTAGCGGTGACGCAAGTAATCGAATAGTACAGCCAGGAACTTCGATGATCCGATCAACG